GCAGCCTTATCTGTGTCCAAAATGCTTGTAGATCCTTCAGCAAGTGGATTTTCAACCAATCCGACCCTTGCAAACTGATTTCCAGTGATAAAATCAGGGTTTTCGGTGTCATTTTCGAATCTGGCATAAGTCAGAACGTTAAATGCACCCAATTCACGGTAAATATCAGCTCCGTGACCTCCATTTGGAGGAATAATGACGTTAAAAACAGGTACAGTGGTTCCAGTTGGAACTCCACCAGCCTCCAAATCTAGAGTTCCAAAGGTATATCCTGATCCACCATCAGAAATAGTGACAGAATCCACTTTTGAATCATTATCGACAACCACGGTTGCCTTTCCGCCCTCACCATCACCCAAAATTGGAACATTCAAGTAAGTAATGTTGGCAGTTCCGAGTCCAACTCCACGATTTCTAATGGTAATAATCTTTAATTGACCACTAGATTCTGCATTATTTCTTACTGCAGCTGTATCTGAGCTAGTTTCCCAGTTTGCAGGAGTTGGAATGTAGTCAGTTGAGTCAAATTTGATTGCTTGGGATGGTTTGATAGTGTAAAGATACTTCCAAATGTAACCATCACCACTTGAACCAGCAGATCTGGGTTCCAAATCTGTGAAAGTTGGTTCATCCAGAGAAGGACCACCTTGATAATTGTTTTCTGGAGTGGCATTATTAAACAAACAGATATAAACTCTGAAATCAGAGTTCATAACATAATAATTTGCATCATAGATATCAAAAGAACCCGATGGTTCTGATGGATTAGAACGACTAATGTCGTTTCTCCACATATCATAAGTGGTTCCAGATGCCCAGGTTACCTTTCTCACAACCTGTGCAACATCACTTGTGTTGATCTTCTTCAGAGCTAGCATTGTATCCCAATAGTCATCCGACTGACTCAGATTGTCCTTTGGAGCAGGAGGATCTGTGTCCCAATTTGATTGATAATCAGAAGCATTGGGAAGACCAATGAATGTATAATAAGAATTTGATGTTGACTGGACGCCAGCAACAAAATTCTTGGCATTCAAAATACGAAGTTGGTCAGTAATTATTGCTGCCATTGTGAGAAAGTTTTTCTTTATTTAGTGGTGTTTTTAGGTGGTTGTGTAACCGACAAATTTGAGTGGGTTAGCACGACTTACCAATGCCGAAGTCATAATTCCAGAATAACCATTATCACCATAGAAGTTGAAGGATTGTGGATTCGCTCTGTTTTCCAGAGTGATCTTGCCCCAACTAAAGTCACCCATGTAAGGAGCAGTGGTGTAACCAATGCTTCCTGAGTTGTCAACATTCACGAAGATTCTTCTCAGTGTGGTTGTAAATCCAACCAAAGAACCCTCATGGATGATTTGATCATTATTTTCAAAGGATGCAACCTGATAAACACAATCCAAAGCAGTGGTTGCAATTCCGATGTGTGAACCATCAGTTGCTTGTGAAGCAAATGTTCCACCAACTGAGAGGTTTGTGTTCAGGACAACCAGATAATCTCCGGTTGAAATGCCACTTACTGTGACTGCTGTCCCAACCATCAAGGAATCTCTCATAAAGGATCCCTGAGGAATATAAGTATCAAAGTAGAACTGACTCTGTGAACCAGAAGTTGTCGTTCCAACACCGACAATGGTGCCAAAGTCACCTTCATAACTGTAAGCCTCAGCGTCTTCATAAGTGAGGATTGGAGGTTCAATCAGAACTGCAGGTGCCTGAGATGAAATGTAACCACTTCCAGGTGCATCCACAGTGATCGAAGCAACTGTTGAACCACTCAGAACTGCTGTTCCTGTTGCTCTCGTTGTTGTTCCAAGTCCAACTGCGGTTGCGACTGTCACAATTGGTGCAGATGTATATCCAGTTCCAACATTTGTTACGGTGAAAGCAGTAATCGTTCCAGCGGTAGAAACGGTTGCTGTTGCAGCGGCCGCGACCAAATCATCTTGAGATCTAATGATCAGTTTGTTCTGATAAGTTGAGATTCCTGCACCCTCGTTATTCTGATTGAACAGAGGCCTGATGTTCTCAACATAAACAACAGTTGAACCTACACCAACAGTCTTCAGAATTGGAGTTGTTGGGAACAGGTTACCTTCATATTCATCTCTGTCCTTACCAACGGGTTTTCCATTGATAATCTTATCAGTGACTTGACGACACCAAGTAACAGGTCTTAGAAGAGTGTTATCTTGAGTAATTCCACCACCCGTATATGGGTTAGTTTCAACCAGATCACTTGCAATTACTTCAGTTACAATTCTTGGATCTTGATCTAAGGTTTCATCTTGACCTCTAGAAGGATCATTGTTAATTTTCAGATCATCGCCTTCCTTGACATTGGTAACGATTTCAGCGTCAACAACATCAACAAACTCAGTTCCTTTATAGAAAAGAATATCAGAAGAATCACCCAATTGGGGTGCTTCAGAGAAGGTAATTTGACTTCCACCCTCAAAGATGTAAGCGTTTTCTGGTGATTGGAGGACACCATTGATGAATACCAACAGGTTATAATCAATGTTCAAAGGTGATCCAGTTGCTGTCTCAATTGAAGTTGTAACTCCAGCAAGTGTGAGAGGGAACCTCTTTCTAGATCCATCGAACAAAGTGTCAAGTGGATCAAGAACTTGCAGAGAACCAATTGTCCAACCATTAAACGTGTCGTTGTAGATGCTTTCAACTGTCAGCTGGAATTCTTCATAAGTTTTAGTTGTGTCTGTTGGAATTCCAGTGGTTCCACCAATCTCAACAGTTAGAATTTCATCATCACCATAGTTATATCCTGTTTGAGCCAAACTAAAGTCAACAACACTGGAACCTTGACCGACAACAATGTCAACTTTCGCTTCTGTTCCAACTCCAGCAGTTGTGATGCCGCTGTAAATTAGAGGAATGTTATTATATGCCAGAGGTGCGTCAATTACAACTGTTGGTGGGTTAGTAGAGGTGTATCCAGTTCCAGGATTTGTGATTGCAATGCTTACGATGTGACCACCACTGATTGCGGCAGTTCCAATGAACTCAAGATTTACAACACCATTACTGTAAGTCTGAACACCAACATTAACAACGGTTTGGATTCCAGAACGATAACCAGAACCAGTTCTACCAATGGCAACAGATGAGATTGTTCCAGCGGTAGAAACAACTGCAGTTCCACCAGCAGCAACCAAAGGTTGGAAACCAAAACCTTGAGTTGAACCAACAGAAATAATTCTTCCTCTCAGCGGAATGTTGGTTTTATTTGGATCATAACCATCTTGGATTCCATTACCTTGGAACGTGATGGTAGTGATTCCACTTCCTTCAGACAGATTGTAAGCGTTAGTTACAGTTGAGGAACTTGGTTGTTGGAAAACACCATTGTAAAGAATGATTCCATTGTAAGTGGAATAACCAACTGTATTATTGGTACTAGATTGAAGTGTGAACTCACTTCTGATTCCAGTAAAGTCCTGTGTGATGTCATCAAAGACATAATTGTTTGTGTAAGTCTCATCAGAAGAATTGACAGGAGCAGTTCTGGTAAATGCTCTTCCTTGGAATGTGGAATGAGTTGTGATTCCAGTCCAATCTCTGTAATTTGGATTGCCAGTTGTTGTGCTCAGAGGAGTCTTACCTTCAGCAGGTCCAACAAAGTTGATTGTGCTTCCAGTAATGTTGTACTGACCAACAAACTTTTGAATTGTTGTTCCAACAACGTGTGGAACTGACAGAGAACCCAACTGACCTCTCAGAACCTGCAAGTCTGTTGGATTATTACCACCAAGACCAGTGACAATCATATATTCATCATCAATCTTAATAACATCATCTGGATAGAAAGAAGTAATTCCTGTTGTTTCCAGAGTTGGTCCAAGGATGACGTTTGCATCCAATCTTGAGAAGATTTGAGTCTCCGAGATTGGAGATTGGATCATATTATCAATAGCAATCAGAACTTTGGTGTTTTGTTTGGTTGATGTGATACTGTGAGATGTTCCAGCACCAACAGAATTAATTACCAGAACATCTGGATTCGCTTTCAATGCATTTTCGGCAGTTGATGCAAACTTCAGTTGATCAGCACCAACTTTAACAACATAAAGGTCCTGAGGAAGAAGATCTGTAGAACCAATTCCAGGAACGGTTGCTGTAACAATTCCAATTGGAGTTGTTTCATAACCATAGAAAACTTGCTCACCAGTTACAAAGTAGTGATTGTTAAGTCTGACTGTTTGTTTTGCAGTATCAACGATTG